ATCAACATTCCAAGAAGGTATTCAACTTGAACAAGCTACAGAGTTGCTTCTTCCCGAAGGTATTCTTCTTGAAGACGAACAAGAATTTAATGATACAGGAAGTATTCTTTTAAATGGTTCTGGAGTATTTACTCCATCTCCTAAATCACTAGTATATAAAGTTCAGGTTTACTATGACACAGTACAAGAAAAAAATGTGTTTTTTATTAATGGTGCATCACAACCAGAATTAGTTTTATATGAAGGCAACACTTATTACTTTGATTTATCAGACCCTACACTATACAAGGTTCTTACATCAGGTCAACACATATTAAGGTTCTCTGAAACTTCAGGTGGAACTCACAATGGGGGTTCAGCCTATACTACTGGTGTAACAACCTCTATTGCATCAATAGATATTGGTACTGCCGGCGCCTATATTCAAATTGTTGTTGCAGCTAACGCACCCAGACTATACTATTATTGCACTAACCACGCTGGTATGGGAGCGGGTATAAGAACTTCAACATATGATACGACTGTTCTTGACGAAGGTTCTAGTATAGTACTAGATGGTGCTGATAGAATCGACCACTTCTTCGTGCAAGAAGCTGGTACAACAGGAAATGCAACTGACAGGATTCAACTTGAGAGTGAAGGTTTTGGTGGTTTCTTATTAGACGAAGCGTTTGATTTAAATCAAAGCAAACTTGTCGCATTACAGGAAGCTGGTAGTAAGTTATTGCATGTGAGTATTCGTAGAGAAAACTCAACTACAAATGCTAACAGCGATCAATATGTTCTTCTTAACGGAATAGATAGTTCTGGTACAGATGCTAACTCTAAACTTGCAAACGAAGATTTTGGTAATACTCTTGTCCTAGACTCTACTGATGCAACTGGTACAGATGCAAGAAATGGATTCTTACTGGACGATGAAACTGGTGCCGGTCAAATTACTCTTGACTCTACTGCAACTGGTTCAATAGATGCGGGAGATCACATTGTTAATGAAAGCCCAATAGATTTCTCTTTACAAAATCTTACTATCACAGATTCGAGTGGTGCTACTGCTACAATTGTGACTGCCGATATTGCTACAGGAACATCCACTGTTGCAACAACATCAACCACAGATGCATCTTATGCAAATGCTCAAAACAGACTTGGTGAATCTTTAGTTCGTATTCAAGACTCTTATTATTATCAAGACTATTCGTATGAAGTTCAGATTGGTGCATCACTCTCCACTTATATTAATGAATTAAAGAAAGCAGTTCACCCAGCAGGGTTCCAACCATTTGGTAAGGTTACTCTTGCAACGCTAGTCTCTGCTCAAATTGCTACTGCGGGTGCTGGTGTTGCTGCATACACAGGTGATACAGATACATTCTCGCCAATCCTTGCATCTACATTCAAGACTATCTTTGACCAACTCTTACAGACAAGACTACAGGCATATCCTGTTGCAGAGATTGGTGTTCGCGATCAGAAAATTATTCAAGAAGATGGAACTTTGCCGGGCGACAATCTTGTACTTGATGCAAGTGCAGCTTCAACTGATGTAGGTTCAAACATACTCTTTGAAGATAGTCTAGGTATGGACTTGGAAGATGGCTTCCAAATAAAAGGTGATGGATTGTTATGGGAAAATAATACCGTAACACATAGTTCAGATATAACTCATGGCACTGGTACTGGTGGTAGTCATATAATGACAGAGAAGTCATATGCACCTTCAGGTAAAGGTGACAGAGTTCTCGTTAAAGAACTTGTAACAAAGATTACTGCAAGACCTTCTCCTAAATTTACAAGAAACTTATTAACATATCTAGCAGAGTATCCATTTGGAAATGAGCTGGGGGGTGATGGTATAATTTTAGAAGGTTCAACTTTCACTGAAGATGTTCTTCAGTTAGATGGAACACTACCTCTTGACCAAGCAGACACATTCTTTATGTTAGAAGAAGATATTGCTGGCGCCCTAGACTATGAAACATTTAATATCGCAAGTGAAGGAGATGACGGACATTCTAGAATACTACAAGAAGGTGGAGAGTGGAACTTCCCCGCTGGGTTTGTAGTAAATGCTGGCGGTAGAATTATTCTTGATGGAAATAATAGTAATGAAGAAACTATTCCTCTTTCTCAGATTGGAAACTATCGTTTCAGTGATATACTGAAAGAGACTAAGATTGTCATCAATGATGGTAACACAAATAATTTTATTGTTGATGCTGGTACTGATGTCGGTATTGAATTAGAAGGTGCAGACTTAGGACAACTCATTTTAAACGGAACAGATGATAACAGCTTAAATGGTGGAAATCATCTTCTACAGGAAACCACAAAAAGAAATAGATTTGACTTAGAAGAAAATGGTTCTATTGTCGTAGAAAGTTTTGATACTCTTTCAGTTATTGATAAGTTGATAGATGAAACAAACGAAGACATTATTGTATTAGAAGATGCAACGGAATCACGCAAGTGGTTCAAGAGTGGATACACCAGTGACACTACTGCTACACTATCAGCCATTGTACTTGAAACAACAAACATTATTGTAAGTGCTGGTCAAATTCCCGCAGAAAATTTACTCATAAATAGTAATACTGGTGGACTTCCTTTGGTGCGCTCAGCTGACATTCATGTTAGAGATACTGGCGACATTGCGTTGGAAGATGAAACAGATACAACACATGGATTTTTAATCCTAAACAGCACCAGTGGTTCTTCTACTAATGCCGGTGAAAATATCCAGTTTGAGGGTGCAACTGGTATAACTTACTAGGACAATCTGTATAAATAAAGTAAAGGAAATAAAGAATGCCATATATTGGAAAAAGTAGTGACGGATTTGGAATCAGAGAGAGGTTTACCTACTTAGCTTCTGCGGGTGATACTACGCTGAGTGGTTCAGATTCATCTAACAGAACTCTTACGTTTAATGATCCAGAATATGTTGATGTATTCTTAAATGGTGTTCGTCTTAAAAATGGTACTGACTTTAATCTCAGTACTGTAAATACAGTTGCCGGACTTACTGCTCTGGCTGCTAACGATGAACTGGAAGTAATCGTACATGATATATTTTCATTTGCAGATACAGTAAGTTCTGCTAATGGTGGTACATTTAGTAATAACCTAATTGTTAAAGGCAATCTTAGTGTTACTAAAGATGCAGCTGTTCTTAACTTTGGTGCAGATTCAGATGTATCCCTTACTCATGTTGCAGACACAGGACTTCTTTTAAATGGAACCTCCGTTATTCAATTCAATGACGCATCACAGAGTATTGGTGCGCCCAGTAATGCTATACTTGATATCAATGCAACTGATGAAATAGAATTAAATGCAACTCTAGTAGATGTCAATGCAAACTTAGATGTCTCTGGTACAATATTAGGTACTACCATAACTGCTTCTACAGCATTTGTACCAGATGCAAGTGATGGTGCTGCATTAGGAACAACCGCTCTGGAATTTTCAGACCTATTCCTAGCAGATGCTTCAACAATTAAATTTGGTGCAGACCAAGATGTATCCCTTACTCATGTTGCAGACACAGGACTTCTTTTAAACTCAACCAGAAAAATTCAGTTCGGAGATAGTGCAACATTTATTCATCAGAGTGCTGATTCAGTACTGACTATTGATGGGGAAGCAACCATTGATTTAAACGCATCAACTGCTGTTCTCGTAAGTAATGATTTAAAATTAAATAGTGATGCAGCTATCTTAGGTTTTGGTGCAGACAATGATGTAACATTAACACACGTTGCTGATACAGGTATTCTTCTGAATGGTACATCAGTAATTCAATTCAATGATGCGAGTCAAAACATTGGGGCTCCTAGTAATGCCATACTTGATATTAATGCAACAGACGAAATAGAAATCAACGCGACCTTGTGTGATGTCAATGCTAACTTAGATGTGAGTGGAACAATCGTTGGTGCAAGCACTTTGTCTGCAACAACAATTACCGCATCTACTGCATTTGTACCAGATGCAAGTGATGGTGCTGCATTAGGAACAACCGCTTTGGAATTTAGTGATTTGTTTTTGGCAGACGCTGCTGTTATTTCATTAGGTGATGACCAAGATGTTACTTTAACTCATGTTGCTGATACAGGAATATTACTTTCTAGCACTGATAAACTAATGTTTAATGATGCCAGTCAATTTATACAAGGTGCTAGTGCAACTGTTTTAGATATTGCCGCTACAGATGAGATAGAATTAACAGCTACTTTAATTGATGTGGTAGGAAACTTAGTAGTTTCTGGTGATGCAAGTGTTGGAGATGATTTATCTCTTGTTTCTGATGCCGCAATTATCAAACTCGGTGCAGATGGTGATGTAACACTAACACATGTCGCAGATACAGGACTTCTTTTAAATGCTGCAAGTGTAGTTCAGTTTCGTGATTCAGCAATTAACATTGGTTCGCCAGCAGATGGTGATTTAGATATTAATGCTGATGACGAAATAGAATTAAATTCAACTCTAATTGACATCAATGGTAATGTTGAGATTAGTGGTACTCTTGCTCAGGTCGGAGTGGCAACTTTTACTGCTAGAGATATTCATAGTGGTGGAATAACAATAGCAAATGGTGGACAGATAGGTTCTGTTGGAGATGCAGATGCAATAGCAATCGCCAGTGGCGGTGGTGTAACTTTAACACAAACTTTATCAGCAGCTGCTGGAACATTTAGTGGTATTCTGAAAACAGATGATACTACTGCTGCAACAAGTACAACGGATGGTTCATTACAAACTGATGGTGGTTTATCTGTAGCTGCTGACGCAGTTATTGGTGATGATTTGAAACTACTAAGTGATGGTGCGATTATAACAATGGGTGCAAACTCTGATATTAATCTTACTCATGTTCATGATACTGGAATAACAACAAATGGTGAATTCACCTCAACAGTTATTCGTGCAAGAAAACCAATTAAAACTGAATTCAATGCTTCGGGTGCTGTAACAGCAACTCTTACCGCAGCTGAATCTGGTGCAACTGTACTCATTCATGGTACTCAAAATAATGTAATCAACTTGCCTGCGGCCGCGACAACTAATCCCGGCCTGTTCTATGACCTTATTGTATTAACAGCAGTTGGTGGTAGTACAAGTACAATTGTTAATATAGCTGGTTCAGGTGGCAACTTTGTTGGTTCGTTGAGTCTTGCTGGTGGTACTGCTGCAAACGCAGTCTTTGATAATGCTGGAGATGCATTTACTTTTGTTGCGGGTACAGGTATTGGATCAAGAGCAAGAATCACATGTCTACTAGACAATGGTACAAACGGAACATGGCAAGTAGAATCAGTTGCAGATGCAATAGCAACTATTGATTAATAGTGTTTATAAATATACAGTAATTATAGAAAAAGGTAAAGGATTAACTAATGGGTAGAGCTAGAATTATTGCAGATTTGGTCGGGTTTAGTACTGACTCTGGCGTTCTGAACTTTGGTGCTGATAAAGAGATTACTCTTACTCATGACCCAGATGATGGTCTGATTTTAAAACATGCCGCAACAGCAGACGATAGTTTTCCAGAATTAACTTTCCAAACTGGGGATACGAATATTGCTGTCAATGACTTATTGGGTAGGATTAATTTCCAAGCACCTGATGAGGGTGCTGGCACAGACGCGATATTAGTTGCAGCTGCAATCGCAGCTATTTCAGAAGGTGACTTTAGTTCATCTGCAAACGCAACATCACTAATATTCCAAACTGGTGCAAGTGAAACTGCAACCACAAAAATGACTTTAAGTTCTGGTGGTAATCTAACAGTTACAGGAGCAACTACTGTTGGTGGTTTACTTACTGCTAGTGCAAAAATAGATTTAAACGGAACAGAATTAATTTTAGATGCTGATGCAGATACTAGTATTACAGCAGATACAGATGACCAGATAGATATTCGTATCGCTGGTGCAGATGACTTTACATTTACTGCTAATTTATTTACTGCGGTATCAGGAAGTATAATAGCTGCTCAAGCATTAACTGCGACTACTTTAGTTACTAGTGGCATTATCAAAACTGATGATACAACTGCGGCAACTTCTACAACAGATGGTTCACTACAAACTGATGGTGGTTTGTCTGTAGTCTTGGATGCAGTAATTGGTGATGACTTACTTATGCTCAGTGATGCATCAGTCATTCATTTTGGTGCAGACAGTGATGTAACCTTGACACACGTTGCTGACACCGGACTATTGCTTAACGGTACAAGTGTAATTCAATTTAATGATGCATCACAGAGTATTGGTGCGCCAAGTAATGCTATATTGGATATTAATGCAACAGACGAAATAGAATTAAACGCAACACTATGTGATGTTAATGCTAATCTTGATGTTAGTGGAACTATTGTTGGTGCTAGTACCCTATCTGCAACAACAGGAACCTTTAGTGGTGTCTTAAAGACAGATGATACTACAGCAGCAACTTCTACAACTGATGGTTCATTGCAGACTGATGGTGGTTTATCGGTGGTTGGTGATGCAATCTTTGGTGACGATGTGAAATTGCTAAGTGACGGTGCTATTCTTGCATTCGGTGCCGGTGGTGACGCAACACTAACTCACACAAATGATGTTGGTATTACTCTTGGTTCAACAAACAAATTAATGTTTAATGATGCAACTCAGTTTATTCAAGGTGCAAGTGGTACTATACTAGATATTGCTGCGACAGATGAAATAGAACTTACCGCGACTCTTATTGAGATTGTTGGTAATTCTACTGTATCTGGAACTTTAGGAGTAGCCGGTGCATCAACACATGGTACAGTTGCGACTGAACATGGTGCTGGCGCAGTCGCAACAAGCTTTGCTCCAATCACTAGACGTTCAATATCAAACGGTGTTATTACAACAAAAATTCATTTTGATCTAACCGCACTTGGTGCAAAAGGTGGAACTGCGAATGATGTTATCGGTCTTCCGGCTGGTGGAAATGCATTCATTGGTAGAAATGTAGTAGCAAACAATGGTATTATTTTCAGAGCAGAACTAGCATGTATTGAGTTGCCTGCTGTTGCAAGTGGTACTGTAACTACAGATATTGATATTGCAACAAACTCATCTGGTACTATTGCATTCGATGCTGCTGGTGGTACTGCTAAATTGTTTAATACTGGTGCGATGGTTGCTGGACAAGAATTGTCAAACATTACACCAGCACTAACTGCAAATGATTTCTTCTACTTAGTAGAGGGTGATACTGCTGCTACTGATGCTGTATATAATGCTGGACAATTTATATTGACACTTTATGGACACGCAATTAGTTAATAACAATTAAGGAAATAGAATAACTGAGGTGTTTCCTCTCTTATAAATACTAATGACAACAATCTTGAAGGAGAATTTAAATATGTCAGAACAAGTAATTAATATAAATGGTACAAAGTATACTGAAGAAGATTTTAACCAAGAACAGAGTTATTTAATTCAACAAATTCGTTCTTGTAAAGCACAGGTTACAAAAAAGAACTTTGAGTTAGATCAAGTTAAAGTTGCAGAAAATGCCTTTACAAATGCATTTCTTGTTTCTATGAAGGCATCAGAAGAAGCCGAAGAAACAGAAAGTAAGATCGAAGTGGTTGAAGAAAAAAAAGAAACTTCATAAGGAAGCCTCATGGCACTAAGTAGAATTACAGAAGCAGTTGCATCATTCACTGATTTAACCATTGGTGATGACTTAACTCTAACCGATGATTTGTTGCTCGCATCAGATGCGGCACTCATAAAATTCGGTGCTGATGGAGATGTTATCTTCACGCATGTTGCTGACACTGGATTGCTTTTAAATAGTACATCAGTAATCCAGTTCAATGATGCATCACAGAGTATTGGCGCGCCTAATGCAACCACATTAGACATCAATGCTACAGATGAGATTGAACTCAATGCAACCTTATGTGATGTTAATGCTAACTTAGATGTTTCTGGTAGTATAGTTGGTGCTGGTACAATATTGGGTACAATCATATCTGCATCCACAGCATTTGTACCAGATTCAACTGATGGTGCAGCTCTTGGTACAACTGCGTTAGAATTTAGTGATTTATTCCTTGCAGATGGAGCTGTTATTAATCTGGGTGCAGACCAAGACATAAAAATAACACACGTTGCAGATACAGGTGTATTACTCAATGCTGCAAGTGTAATTCAGTTTCGTGACTCTGCGATTAATATTGGTTCACCCGCTGATGGTGATTTAGACATCAACGCAGATGACGAAATAGAACTTAATTCAACTTTAATTGATGTCAACGGAAACCTAGATGTTTCTGGTACAGGTGTTATTGCTGGCGCAGTTACAACTGCGGCTCTAACTGCTAGTGGTATTATTAAAACAGACGACACAACCGCTGCAACTTCTACAACAGATGGTTCATTACAAACAGATGGTGGTCTATCAGTAGCCGCAGATGCAGTTATTGGTGATGACCTATTATTACTTAGTGATGCAGCTGTTCTTAACTTTGGTGCAGACTCAGAAATAAAACTAACTCATGTACATAATACAGGATTACTATTAACAGATAGTGGTGGTACACCTACTTACAATTCCACGATGCTAACGAATCAATATCTTCAGATGGTGGTCATCTTATCTTCACATCAAATGGTGTTACATTTGATTTGCCAAGTGCTGATGGAGATGATGGACAGGCACTAGTAACAAATGGTTCTGGTGTATTATCTTTTGCAGCTGCTGGTTCAAGTAATCCATCAAGTGCTGACGGACAGGCATTAGGTTCTGCTTCATTAGAATGGTCAGATTTATTCTTGGCAGATGCTGGTACGATTCAATTTGGTAATGACCAAGATGTCATACTAACACATGTTGCAGATACAGGACTTCTTCTAAGTGGTACAAATGTAATTCAATTCAATGACGCTTCCCAAAACATAGGGGCGCCAAGTAACGCTATACTTGATATAAACGCAACAGATGAAATAGAATTAAATTCTACACTTGTTGATCTTAATGGTAATTTAGATGTTAGTGGAACTATTGTTGGTGCTAGTACCCTATCTGCAACAACAGGAACCTTTAGTGGTGTCTTAAAGACAGATGATACTACAAATGCAACAAGTACAACTGATGGTTCTTTACAAACAGATGGCGGTCTATCAGTAGCATTAGATGCTGTTATTGGTGATGACTTATTCTTGTTATCAGATAGTGCAGTTTTAAACATAGGTGCAGATTCAGATTTAAAAATTACACATGATGGTACAAATGGAGATTTTGAATCCGCTGGTAATCTGGTCTTCGATGTAGCTGGAGATATTACACTTGATGCAGGGGGCGGAGATGTAAATTTTGCTGATGATGGAACAGGTTTTGCATTTATTGCTAGAAGTGGTAATAATGCCATATTTGGTAATCCTGTTTCAGATGGTAACATATTAATTCAAGGAAGTGACGGAGGAACTGGTCAAGTTTACATTGAAATAAACCCAGGCGTAAACGAAGGTGTTTATGCTTTTCATGCCAATGGTGCGGGTAGTAGTGGAAATCAACTTGGACTGACTCTATTTAACCAAACGAACGGCCCTACTTTATCGCAGAATACGAGTGCTAGCTCTTTTGAATTCCAAACTTTTAGAAATAATGGTACTCAAAAAGGAGCTATTGTTGGAAGTGCTAATGCAACTGCTTATCAAACAAGTTCAGATTACAGATTAAAACAAAATGTAAATTATAGTTGGGATGCAACAACTGAGTGTAAAAAATTAAAACCTTGTAGATTTAAGTGGATTGGTGATGTTGCAATAGAAGATGGTGGTGGAGATGCAGCACCAATTGTTACAGGATTTCTTGCACATGAAGTACAAACAGTAGTTCCTGAAGCAGCTTTTGGTGTAAAAGATGCAACTGAAACATATATAAATGATGATGGTGACAGTGCCACCCGAATAAAACCACAAGGAATAGACCAAAGTAAAATTATCAGCATCTTAACCAAAACTATACAAGAGTTAGAAGCTCGGATTACAGCGGGTGGACTTTAGTTAATGACTAAATAAGAGATAAAGGAAGAACAAATGGCTATTCCAAGTTCAAAAGTAACACTAAAAACATATTGTCTTAGAGCTCTAGGATTTGGTGTTATTGATATCAATGTATCAGATGACCAAATAGATGATAGGTTAGATGAAGCATTGCAATACTTCTCACAATATCATTACGATGGTATTGAGAAGATGTATCTTAAACATAAAATAACTGCGGCTGATAAAACTAGAGCGCTTAGCAATACAACTACTACTGCAACAGATTCAATAGATAGTGATGCAACGGCATCTTTCACAGAAGGAAACAATTTCATTCCAATGCCACAGGCGGTGGTTTCTGTATTAAGTATCTTTCCATTTGATGATGTTGCAACAAACAATATGTTTGATATTAGGTATCAACTTAGACTAAATGACTTATATGATTTTAGTTCTACTTCTGTTGTGCATTACCAACAGACAATGCAACACTTAGATTTCCTTTCACACATTCTTGTTGGTGAGAAACCTGTTCGTTTCAACCAACATCAAAATCGTCTATACATTGATATGGATTGGACAAATGATATTAGTGAAGATGAGTTTGTAATTATTGAGTGTTATCGTAAGATTGACCCAGCATCATATACTGATATATTTGATGACATCTATCTAAAAAGATATGCAACTGCTTTGATTAAAAGACAATGGGGTGCAAACCTTTCCAAGTTTAGTGGTGTCGCAATGTTAGGTGGTGTTACAATGAATGGGGAAACTATCTTTACACAGGCACAAGATGAGTTAAACAAACTAGAAGAACAAATCCAATTATCATTTGAAACACCAATTGATTATATGGTAGGATAACCAAATGGCAGTTAATAGTGCATTTCATACTAACAACCTATCCTCTATTTCTACGGAAAGAGCTTTGTATGCTGACTTAGTTAAAGAAGCAATACAAATCCATGGCCATGATGTGTTTTATGTTAATCGTACAACTGTTGCTCTTGATAGTGTTCTTGGTGAAGATGCACTTTCCAAATTTACAAACGCACAACCTATCGAAATGTATATAGAAGATGCAGAAGGTTTCGGTGGCGACAAAGAAATTATAACACAGTTTGGTTTAGAAAACCGCAACGAAATTACTTTTGTTGTTTCCAAAGAACGCTTCCAAGAACTGGACAGCCAGATTACACTAGAGAGTGGAACAGGTACTACAGGTGGTTCTATTGTATTGGAAACAGCTACAACAGACACAACAGTGGCTGGGTCATCCGTATTAACTGTTGTAAATAATAACAACTTTTATATAATACAAGACACCGCACTAACTGATGCAGACAGACCAGTTGAAGGTGACTTAGTTTTTCATCCTGTTCTGGAGAAGATGTTTGAGATTAACTTTGTAGACCACGATGAACCATTCTATCAACTAGACAATAATCCTGTTTACAAATTGCGATGCAAACAGTTTGAATATAGTTCAGAGGATATGGCAACTGGTATTGAAGCTATTGATGCAATTGAAGATGCCTTATCAGTTGACTCAAGAGCATTCCAGTTTACATTAGAACAAGAAGGAACATTCAACGAAGACATTAGACTAGAGTTCTCACTTGACGGACTAGTGTTAGAGGAAACAGACGGTGATAATATCGTTGCTGAAGATGATACACATGGTGGTGCTATCCAGTTAGAAAATGCTGCTGATAGTGGTGACGCTGAGTTCCTAATTTCAGAAGACTATATAATAGGTGATTACAATATAGATAAAACAGCACAAAATGAATTGTTCGATGAACTTGATGATACCGTCTTAGATTTCTCAGAATCAAATCCATTTGGTGATATAGGGAGTAGTACATAATGCTAGGACAATCATTTTACCACGAAACAGTAAGAAATGTAATCGTTGCTTTTGGAACGATGTTTAACAATATTCAGATTGTTCGCAAGGACAATACTGGTGCAGTAACTCAGGCAATGAAAGTGCCACTTGCGTATGGGCCGAAACAAAAATGGTTAACTAGATTAGACCAAGACCCATCACTTGCCACATCAACTGCAATTACTTTACCAAGACTAGGTTTTGAAATTGGTTCATTGACATATGATCCAACTAGAAAAATGAATCGTGTTCAGAAATTCAAGAAAGTAAAAGCTTCTGGTGCTGACGCAGGAAAACTTGACTCACAATATATGCCTGTTCCATATAATATGGACATTACATTATATGCCATGGCAAAAAACTCTGATGATGCACTACAGATTGTAGAACAAATTCTTCCTTATTTCCAGCCTGATTATACAATCACAATAAATGACAACTTGGGTATGGGTATCAAAAAAGATATTCCTATTATCTTAACATCTGTTGGTTATGAAGATAGTTATCAAGGAGATTTTGAAAGTCGTAGAGCAATCATTTATACTTTATCTTTTACAACTAAGTTTTATCTATATGGCCCTGTCACTTCTTCAAGTGTTATCAAAACCGTACAGGTAGACCAGTTTGCAAATCTACCAGAAGTTGCACCCACAAGAGAACAAAGATATACCGTTACACCTTCTCCATCAACCGCTGATGCCGATGATGACTTTGGTTTCAATGAAACATCATCATTCTTTAAAGATGCAAAAACTTATGACCCTGTTTCTGGTACAGATAAAAAATAAGGATTATTATGAAGGACACCGAGCAAATCATTGGTGACGCTTTGGGAATACTTGACTTTGACCCTGATAAAAAAGAAATCAAAGAACACAAGGAGCTCCCTCGTGTTATACCACCTACCAACGAAGATGATGTTGATAATGACTACAAGTATCAAAGAGAAAATCTTTACAACCTAATTGAACGAGGTCAAGATGCAATTGATGGTATCTTAGAGCTTGCAAAAGAATCAGAGCATCCAAGAACCTATGAGGTTGCACTGAATGGCATCAAACAGGTTGCAGAGGTTACAGAGAAACTTGCAGACCTTCAAGAAAAAATGAGAAAGTTAAAAGAAGTTCCTAACAACGCGCCTAAGAGTGTGACCAATGCATTGTTTGTTGGTTCTACTGCGGAATTACAAAAGATGTTAAAGGGTAAACCTGATGACTGAAACAACTTATCTAGGAAACCCTTTACTCAAAAAGGCAAATGTATCTCAAGATTGGACTGAGGAGCAATTGCGTGAATATTCAATTTGTATGGAAGACCCTCTATACTTTATTCAAAATTATGTAAAAATTGTTTCTCTTGATTTGGGTTTAGTGCCTATCAAGATGTATGACTTCCAAAAAGAAATGGTTGGTACATTCCACAACAATCGCTTTACTATTTGCAAACTACCTCGTCAGTCTGGTAAATCTACCATTATGATTTCATATATTTTGCACTATGCATTATTTAACGATAGTGTTAATATTGCAATCCTTGCAAACAAAGCGTCAACCGCAAGAGACTTATTGGGTAGGCTGCAACTTGCATATGAAAACTTACCTCAGTGGTTACAACAAGGGATTATGTCTTGGAACAAGGG